AAAGGCGTTACAAAGGGCAAGGATTCAATTAACTACGGAATAGATGTAATGCAGCGACAAAGCTATTTAGTAACGTCTAACAGTACGGATTTAATAAAGGAATTACGGTCTTATACGTGGGACGTAGATAAACAAGGGACGCGTTTAAATAAACCTATTGATAATTTTAACCATGCTATTGACGCTTTGCGATACCATGAAATGGAAAGTTTAGGAATGAACTCGAATTATGGTCAATATTTTATTAGATAATATACACTAATGACAGACGAACTACCGGCAATGATGCGCACTGTTGAGCAATTCATCCAGGATAAAACGGGAAGGAAGGTTAAAATAATATTTAACGACCCTATGAACATGAGAAAACACATAATAATGTTAAACGAAGCGTACAATGTTGCGCTTGCTTACTACGATAATCTTAAAAAATAGTTATAATAATATGAAAACTGAAATTCAAGTACCTACTAAACTTTCCGAAATTCCATTACGGAGTTACCAAGAATTCATGAAGGTAGTTTCTAATTCAAATGATGAAGAATTTATTGCACAAAAAACGATTGAAATATTTTGTGGATTAAACCTACGCGACGTAATAAAAATTAAATGGAGTGACGTTAAAGATTTAGCTGTACACTTTAATACTTTGTTTCAGGAAAAGCCTAAATTCCAAGCTACGTTTAAAATCGAGAATATGGAGTTCGGGTTTATACCCAACTTAGAAGATATTACATTCGGTGAATATATCGATTTAGAAAGCAATATAACAAGCGTAGATACTTTCCACAAAGCAATGGCAGTTATGTACCGGCCTATTAAAAGACGAACGAAAGATAAGTACGAAATAATACCTTACACGGGTACTGACGAATTCAGCGACCTAATGAAATTTGCGCCTTTAGATATTGTAATGGCTGCGAGTGTTTTTTTTTGGAATTTAGGAAACGACTTAGTAAACACTTCGCTTACTTATTTGGAGATGGAGATGAACAAGAATCCGAAACTAATGACTTCAGCGAACGAACTCAGTTTGGAAAACAGTGGGGTTGGTATAACTCTATCTATGCAGTCGCTAAAGGGGACGTTACAAAGTTTGACGAAGTTACAAAATTGGGACTTAGAAAATGTCTTACCTTCCTTACTTATGAAAAGCAACGAACCGAAATTGAACAAAGAGAATTAAATAGAAAATTTAAACATGGCTAATTATTACAATATTTTAGATACACTACGAACTCATTTAGAAAATGACGCAATAGTAAACACGGTTACAACTGGAGATATATTTCAAGTCGATTTGGCTAAACAAACAATATTTCCTTTGTCACATATTATGGTTAATTCGGCTGCATTTGAGGGCAATGTAATTCGTTTTAATATTAGCTTATTAGCTATGGACATTGTCGACCTATCAAAAGACGAAGCAATAGAAATATTTTTAGGCAATGACAATGAACAAGATGTTTTAAATACACAATTAGCAGTAGTAAATAGACTGTACGAAATGTTAAGACGTGGCGATTTGTATTCGGATAATTTCATGGTAGACGGTAACCCAACTTGTGAGCCATTTGCTGAAAGATTCGAAAACTATTTAGCTGGTTGGACAATGACTTTTGATGTTTTAGTAGCTAACACAATGACAATTTGCTAATGAGAAAGTTCAAAAAAACGTTAGACCATTTAATAGAATCTAATCCTGAAGGGAACGATTTCCTTTGTAGTTTAGATTATAAGAAATACGCGAGTATATTAAATTTCACGTATAAGGGCTTTGAAATAGTTTGTAGTGATAAAGTACCAAAAGACGGATTATACTTTCTTAAATATTCTCTTTCATGAGTGAAACGCTAAAAGCTTTACAAAAGTTCAGGGACTTAGTCGTAACTGAAGCACGGGCGAACTTACGTAGTCAAGGTAAAGATAGTAGCGGTAAACTTTCGAATTCAATAGAAGGCACGGTAAAACAAATGCCTAATTCAATAGGGCTTTATTTTGATATGTTACCATACGGTAATTTTCAGGACAAAGGAGTTAAAGGAGCGAACCCAAGCGCATTACCTACGAATTCAAAAAACTACGGTAAACAGAAAGCCCCAAATTCTCCTTATAAGTTCGGAAGCGGTTCAGGGCCCAAAGGCGGTTTAACTAAAAGTTTAGATAGTTGGATAATTCGAAAAGGAATTGCACCCCGTGATTTAAAAGGAAAGTTTCAAAGTAGAAAAACGTTAAAGTTTTTAATGGCGCGAAGTATTTACTTTTCAGGTATTAAACCAAGTTTGTTTTTCACTAAGCCATTTGAAAAGGCGTACAAAACGTTGCCTGATGTGTTAATAGATAAATACGGATTAGATGCCGAACAACTGTTAAACCAAATATTAGACCAAAATTTAAAGAATATAAAATGAGTATTTTCGCACGAAGTCCGTACATAGTTACGATTAATGAAGCATTACAAGAAGGCAGTAAAATTGAATTGTTTATATGGAACGGTACGGGCAGTGCACCAACCGACCCAACGTACACACTAAGTAAATTAATACCCGCTTCAAACAACCTAAAGACGGAATATAATATAAGTCCTTACATACGTGAATTCATAACTTGGAATATAAGACAAACGCCTTATAATTTTACAATAGCAAGTCAAATAACACAATACTCAAACGTAAAAGTAAAACGCTATAAATTAGCTTCAGGAACTTACACACTTTTAGATACTACTGATTATAAAGCGTACGACGGTTTTGGGTATTACGAACAAAGTTACAACCCTACTTTAACATACGATATATTACACGACGAAGGTACGTTTAACTATGCTTATGATTCTACAATAAATCCAAGTTTAAGCGGTAATATAAATTATCGTGGCGGTTTTATAATGGTTAAAACGGGAACTGGATATAAAACAAAACATACTAATTTAGTAACGGGTGCAAGTAATACGACTAACCTAACAAACAACGTAATATTAGACGTTTTAAGAGTGTATTCTTTATATTATAGTGATGGTAATAAGCTTGAGATTTTAGATAATTCAAACGCGGTTATTTGGACGGGTATTTTTAAACCTTATTTGAATTGTAAATATACACCCGTAGTTTGTGACTTCGTAAATAAATACGGATGCTGGCAAAGGACTTGGTTTTATGCTGCGAGTAATGACACGTTAACGGTAGAAAGTCAAGAATATAATTTAATGCAAACGGCTACTTCAGGTTATAATTTAATTGAAGGTCAAAAACACGTATTCAACAACAACGGTAAAAAGTCTATTAAAGTAAACACTGATTGGGTTGACGAAAGTTATAACGAACTTTTACGACAATTAATGTTAAGCGAAAAAATTATTATTAATAATTATCCAGCTAAATTAAATTCTAAATCTACTGAATTGTTTAAAAGCATAAATACTAAAATGATTAACTACCAATTAGAATTCGAGTTCGCATACGACGTAATTAATTCAGTTGTGTAATGGAACGTAAAGTACAAATATATATTGAACCTATTTTTGAAAGCGGGGATTTTCAGGAATTAGAATTATTTAATGACGAAACAATAGAAGTAACTTCTACGATTCAAAACATAGCAGATATTTCCAAAGTGTTCACCGATGTTAGTTTAAGTTTTAGCGTTCCAGCTACACAAAACAATAACTCTATATTTCAACACTTTTATAATTCAGATGTAGATGCGAGCGTAGACCATAACGTTAGACGAAACGCATACATTGAAATAGATTTAACGCCATTTAGAACGGGTAAAATAAGTTTAGAAAAAGCAAATATAAAAAAGGGTTTATCTGATAGTTACCAAATAACTTTCTACGGGGATTTACTAAGTTTAAAAGATAAATTTGGTGAAGATAAACTAACCGACGTAAAAGAAATTAATAACTATTCGCACGCTTATACGGCTACTGAAATTTATAATAGAATAACGGACGATTCAATTTTTTACGATGTTAGATACCCTTTAATTAGTTGGAAAAACTTATGGCAAATTAGCGGGATAGGAACTTATGATATTACGCAAAATGCGCACCCAATATTTTACAGTGAATTATTTCCAGCAATAAGTGTTAGAAGATTAATGCAAGCTATTGGAAGTAAATACGGAATTACTTTTTCAGGGGCTTGGATGTCAGACTATCGTTTTATAAGTTGCTTTTTACTACTAAAAAACGTATTAGGTAAAAGCTATGTAACTAATCCTTTAGACGTAGATATTTTAACTTATTCTCCAGCGGGTGGCGCAGATTATTTCAACACTACAAACGGTACATTAAGTTACAGTTATATCGATACTTTACCAAGTGTAAATTTAATTCCAAACAGTTTAGAACATATTACATACATTCGAATTGCATCTATTTCTTCAGCAACCGTAACTTATTATATTGATATTTTTGTAAATGGTGTATATTCAAATACTGTAACGGGTACGGGTAATGCTACTGTAACTTTAGAAGTATTAAGGCAGCAAAACGTAGATGGTTTAAATTCAGTTATTACGGCCCAAGTTCGTGCAAGTGAAAACATAACTTTTAATGCGAGATTCCAATATCAACAATTTTATAGTTATTATAATATTTCAGACGTTGTTGTGGTTGGTTCTGCGGTTTATACTACGACGGCTACGACACAAACTTTTTCGGGTGAATTAGATTTAGCAATGTTAGCGCCTGAAATTAAAGTTTCTGATTTTGTTTCAGGAATAATAAAAGAATTTAATTTAACGTGTTATTCTACTTCCAAAGACAATTTTACTTTACAACCGTTGGACGAATGGTATAACCAAGGCGCTATTGTAGACGTTACAAAATATACTGACATAGATTCTATTGATGTAGATAGGATAAAGTTATATAAAAAGATTTCCTTTAAGTACCAGGAAAGTGAAAGTTTCATGAATAAAAACTTTAAAAGTTTATACTTCAGAGACTACGGAAATACGGATTTAGGATATAATTACGACGGGGACGAATTTACGGTAGAAGTTCCATTTGAGAATTTAATGTTTAATAAATTTACGGGTACTGAATTACAAGTAGGTTACCATTTAAATGAGACATTTCAAAGCTACGTACCTAAGCCTACATTACTTTATATGTACGACAAAAAGCCATGTAGTTTTAAATTTTGGAATGGTACAACACACGTTTCAGTAACTGACTATATGCCTTTCGGTCAAGACATGATTTACCAAGGTGTAAACCATAGTTTAAACTTCAGCGCTGATACTTCTACATTGTTATTAGAACCCGTTGCAAACAGTTTATTTGGTGAATACTACTTTGGGTACTTGACTAACTTATACAACCTTAAAAACCGTTTAATTAACGTTAAAACAAATTTACCAATTTCACTTTTAACAAGTTTAAATTTAAACGACCGTATAATTATTCGCGATAAAAGATATATTATAAATACAATGAAGTCTAACCTTTTGACGGGAGATGTAGATTTTAGTTTGTATTTAGATTTTAGACCCGTAAACCCAGTTAAAATAATTAGTGAAAACACGAATGAACCATTTTGTAGAAGCTATTTAATTGATTTACCGAACGGTTGTACAAGTGCAACACTTTCGAGCGTTACAAGTGGCGTTACATTTAGTTTAAACCCCGTAACAGTAGATTCATTTGTAACTATTTGTATTCCATTAAATTCAACTGGCTTAGAACGTACAATTACGGTTTTAATAAGTTATACATTTAGGGATGGTTCGACGGCTTCAAATAATATTTACATAATTCAACCAGCATGATAGAAATGATTTTAGAACTTTTAAAGACGGGTGATTTTTACGGTGTGTCTGAAATAGTAGACGTAGCGAAAGGAAAACACGAATTAACAAGTAACGTAAAAAAGGTATTTAAACAAGAAATAAGAAAATCGAAATGGCAGAAAAAAGGACAATAGAATTAGAAGTAAAAGAAAACTTTAAACAAGTTGAAAAAGATTTAAATTCTTTAGACAAAGCTTTAGATAATACAGCAAATTCGGCAAGGGACGTAAACAAATCTTTTGAAGATGTTTATGGCGATTTACAACCGTTAACCGCTCGGATGGGGGAAGCTGAAGATAGACTTTATGAACTTGCGGCCGCTGGGGATTATACCTCTAACGAATATAAAAACTTATTAAATACAGTAGGTGAATATCGAAGGGTACAAATTAATACTGATTTAGCAGTTGACGCGGCTTCAATGACTCTTTCCCAAAAATTAGGCGGTGCTTTAGGTGGTGTTGCTTCAGGTTTTGAGTTGGCTCAGGGTTCTATGGCATTGTTTGGTGTTGAGGGGGAAAATGTACAAGCCGCTTTATTAAAAGTGCAAAGTGCAATGGCTTTATCTCAAGGATTACAAGGACTGAAAGAAGCTAAAACTTCTTTTATAGCGTTAGGAGATTCAGCTAAAAAAACCGCAGTAGGTCAATCTATTTTAACCGCAGCAACTTCAGCTTATACTTTTGTTACAAGTGCATCCACAACGGGCTTAAAACTGTTTAGAATAGCTTTAATA